CGATTTCTACAATTTGTGCAATGTTATCTTGTACGGCATGCGTAAGCAATGCATGCTTCGTAGTTTTGGAACTTCCCAATTCTTGATATCCGCCATAAAATGCATTTGGTTTCATGCCAACTTGCAATTCAATGTTTTTCTGTTTGTGCTTTACCCAATATTGAGTAAAGCGGCCAACTCTGCCGGATTTCTTTTTGAATTGCGCATAGTAAGAATTTCGGAATTGCTTACAAACAAATTTTCCAACATCGCGCAATGCTGCGCGCGTTAATTCCCGGATCGTATAATTCACACGATCAACGCTTTGTGTGTAAGTAACATTTCCATCCTTGCTTATCTTTGTTACGCTTTTAGGAATCGCCATTTTCGACAACCTCCATTTTTACGCCGCCATAACATACAATTTCAATTTCGTTTCCGCTTCTAAATGTGCGAAGCACTTTATAACGAAAATTGTTGTGAATTACGATTTCTTGATTGTCATAATCCAAATAATCGGAAATAACAAATTTGATTTCCGGTTTTAAGCCCTGCGCCTGCGCTTGATAAAATTCGGATTGTCCGATGCTTTTCAATTTCGCAAAACGTGGAACTTTTGTTTCAATAACAACCATATCCCCGACATCGTTTTTTGTTGTTTGCGTAGAAATTAAATAAATAACTTCATTAAACATCCGCTTTCCCTCCTGCGATATAGTTATCACAAAGGGAAATTGCATCGCGAAGGTTTTCGTATGCCTGCTTGCACTGTTCGCCTTTTCCGTTAAAATCATATTGCCATTTGCAATACAATTCAGCCGCTTTGATAATCAATGCATCTTCGCTTGTACTAATTGCCGCCGTTTTGCTTACGCCCACGCGCTGCAAATCAAGCATACATGCATCAATATTTCCTTGAATATCACTATCCAAGGCGTTGTGATATATTCTTATGGATAACTTAATTCTTTCAAGCATTTTCAAACCTCCACTTTATAGAAAACGGCGGCCGGCTGTCGGAGAAGCCAAACCGCCGAATCTAACATGATTACGATGTTGCCTTTGCAATCTTAACGAATGCTTCGATTGCCTGCACCTTACCATCGAAAATTGCGCATCCTAAGAAATCGAATGCGTTTTCGCGTGTTACAAAAGCAGAAGTAACATTTACATCCTCTGCCATGTTGCCGATATATCCGCGATATACATCGCCAAGGATTGCTTCGTTCTTCGCGATTCTTTCATCGAAGTTTACAATCTTACCCATAACGCGATATTCGCCGTTGCTTTCGGTTACAACGTTATTTTTGCCGCTATTCATCAAAGGATAGAAATCAGCAAAGAAGGTTGCGGAACTCATGTACCACTCTGCGCCGGCAAAATATGCGCCATTCATTAAAGCAACAACGCCGGTTACATTTGCTTCGGTTAATGCTGCGGTTTTTGCTACTGTAATAGAATTGGTTGCGCCCCAAGTAATAGCGTTAATACCCTGCGCTTCACCGGTGCCGGATCCGTTGAAGATAAGTGCGCCGATCTTGTCTGCAACCTTGCGCGCGATCTTATTTACAAGCCAATTTTCGAATGCGTCAATTGACATAGTAACAACAGACTTTGAAACGGTCACAAGTTTTGTGATCTCATAGCCTGCCAAGGTAACTTTTACCAAGGTATCAGCATCCGCGGTAATTGCTGCGCCTTCTGCGTGCTTCTGTGCATCTGCGGTTGTACCTTCTGCCGGGATGGTTACGGATCCGGCAACGTGTAACAATTCAATCTTGTTTAAAATAGGGCAATATTCTTTTACCTTCTCAACGATCTTGTTTACAGTGCTAACCGGAACGGCTGCGCCTGCGCTTGCATCTGCGGTTGTCATTGCTCTTGTTTCAACCGCGCTTAATTCAATGCCGCGGATCTTCTTTAACCATGCGCTACGATACTCCATTGATGCTACATCAAAATTTCTTTCTTCCATTTCCTTTTTACCTCCATTTAATAAATCGGGCGTTACATCAACGCCGCTTCTTCCTTCTGCAATCGCCTTTTCAAGCGATGCGCGCTTTTCTGCTGCTTTTAAAATGCCGCTTTTTTCGGCCTGCAAGCTGCGAACTTCTTCTTCAATCTTTGCAAGATCTTCTTCTGTCTTGCCTTCTGCATCATCGCCGGATAATTCCTTTTCGATTTCTGCAAGTCTTGCTTCAATGCTTTCTAATCTGCTCATTTTGCAACCTCCATTAAAAGTTTGATTCTTTTTATATGATTCTTGCGCTTTTGAATCTCCTTCAATGCCTTGTCAATCACTCCGTTTGCAAAGCTGCGCGCTTGAATTTCTGTATTATCATTTGCCGGAAGGGAAACGGCCGAAACATCATAAATCTTTTTAATATGATGATGGCGAAGCGTGATTTCGTTTCCTTGTTCAATTACTTCTAAAGTGTCATAGTCCGGCATAAATCCCCATGACATTTTAGTGACATTGCCTGCTTGTATATCTTCATACATGGATCGCGCCGCGCTAGTCTTGGAAAGATCCGCGCAAATAAAAAGGCCGACAAAATCCGGCTCAACTGTCAAAGTATTATTCGATTTCCGCGCGTAAACCCTGCCGGAATGATCGAATTGAAAAATGATATCCGACATATCGCAATCCCGGAAGCAATCCGGCATAAATTCTTCATAAACAATCTGTTCCCCAAAATCAAAAAGAACATAGCGTTCATATTTCGCTGCGTAACCTTCAACATAACAATCCGAATCGAATTTATTTTTCTTTTCTTCCTGCGCCGGCGTTTCAAATGGCAATGTTCTATATTGTCTATCCTTCATTATTGGCATCGTTATTTACCTCCTTTTCGATGGTCTGATATGCTTCTTCCGGCTGTTGCTCATAATCTGCAAGGCCGTATTCTTTACGAATGTATCTATGATCGCCGCTTTCACCAATGCCGGCCATGTTGAATACTTCCAAGCCTTGATTGTGCGTTAAAAATCCGCGGTCAAATAGTTGTGTTACAATATTTAATTTTTCTTCATTCGATGCATATTGCAGGCGATTTGAAGTAAAAATAATTTCGTTTCCGAATGCGATTTCATGCGGCGTGAATGTCATATTTGTATGAACAAGCGATGCTTCAATCGCGAATGGCTCAATCTTTCCTTCGTAATATGCGCCCCATTCGGCGGAAGTGAAATTGTTCTGCAAAATCTTTTCATTCGTTCCGAAATAATTAAATACATTTTCCTTTATCTGCGACATTTGCGCCGCGTCAACTGTGAATTGATTCGTTTGAAGCTGCTTTACATCCTCGTATTTCGCATCAATCAACATTACGCCCCCGGCATTTGCAGAATTAAAATTCGATTCAACAAATCGTTTGCGTTCCTTTTCCAAATCATCCGGTTTTAACGTCTGCGCAATCTTTGCAAGGAATCGAAGCGTTGCGGAACTCTTAACGCCTTCCACAATTCCTTGATTGTTTGTGTGGATCAATTCCATTGTTGGATATAAGCATGCGTTGCTTTCTCCGAATATCTCATTCTTATATTGGAATTGATTCATAATGCCTGCTTCATCCAAACGGAAAACGCCGAAATTGCCCGGCTCAAATTCATAACGGATATATTTCACGCCTTCATAATCAACAATTCTAAATTTGGGCGATGCAAGGGGATAAAATCCAATAATTTTTTCGTATGTTTTATCATACAACGGCGCAATGATTGCGTTGTTATCCACCGCATAAGAAGTTGCAAGCCGGTACAAATATTTTTTTGTGTCCATCAATGGATTCGGCTTGTATTGCAGCATGCGCGCGAATGTTTGATTGTTGGATCCTTTTACTTCCGGCTTTAATTTCGAACAATGCGTTGCAAAATTATGTACCGCTGCGCGCGTCAATTCCATTTCATAAATGGATCCCTCGAATGTTGTAAACGATGGTGAATACGCGGTCAAAGTCTGAAAGTAATTTTCAACTTTGCTTTCGATTTTTTCTTTTTTTCTGATTGAATCAAATAACCCCATTTTCTTTACCTCGATTTAGATTTACATATTGATCGCGCTTGTCCTGCAATATCTTGTATGCATCAAGTAAGGCCGCTACGCCATCAATTCGTTTCCTTGAATCCAAGCCCTTCACCGGTTGAATATTGCCGTTGATATCCGTCTTTACTTCCGTATTGATTAAACACCACTTCATAACCGGATTGTTATCATATACAATTCTTTTCGCCTTAAAATCGGCTGCAAGATTCTTCATGGGATCCGATAAAGTAAGCGTTCCTTGCCTTACCGGATTCATTGCATTTTTTCCAAAATCCGCTTTAAAATCGCGAAGCAATTCATCGGATATATGCCAAGGATCATAACCGAAAAATGATGTATATATTTCTTTTTCATCGCGTAATTCATTAAACCAATCAAGAAATACTTTTTTATCAACTCTATTCCCCGGGCATGTTCGCATATATCCTTGTTCAACCCATAAACTATATGGCACGTTGTCGCGTTCCCGGCGGATGCCGGTTTTGTTCTGCTCGTCTATCACATGTTGCGGAATCCAAAACATTGATTTTACATAAACATTTTCATCATCCGGCCGTTGGAAGATGGCAACGGCTGCATTCAGATCCACCGAATCCGCCGCATCGAATGCGCCGATTGCGTAATCAAATTCGGAAATATCAAATATTTCTTCGTTGTTTAAATCTTCAAAACGAAGCCATGCGCTTTCCGCCGTTTGCTTCATGTTGAAATCTTTTACTAATACTGTGGGCTTGAATGATGGATCGTCTTTTGCTTTCTGTACCATCTGCCGCAAATAATCGCGGCTTTTGATTGTGTCGATGCCGGGATTTGCTTTTTCCCAACAATCTTCTTTATCCCATTCATCGATTGAATCTAATTCATAAATAAAAGGCAAGAAGCGTTTGTTTTCCGCCTTGCCTTCTAAAATATTTTTTGCATATTCATATTGAGAATCGAAAATGCCGCCGCGAACAAATCCATTTGTTGTTATGGTAAATAAAAGCGGCTGTTGCCGCGCGCCCATTGCCTGCTTTACTAAATCGTACAAATCACGATTCTTTATTGCTGCCAATTCGTCAATGGTTGCACAATGAACATCCAAACCATCAAGCGAATTTGTATTGCTTGCAAGGGCTTTTATAAAACCGAAATTCAAAGCAAAATATAAATCGCTTGCGCGCTTCTTTACATGCTTTGATAAAAGCGGCGATTGTTTAATCATTTTATGCGCTGCGTTAAATCCAAGCATTGCTTGTTCGCGCTGCGTTGCTATATTGTAAATTTGCGGCGATCCTTCGCCATCATTTACAAGCATATCAATTTCGATTGCCGCCGTTTCGGTTGTCTTTCCGTTTTTACGGCCTTCCACAATCAAGCATTCGTTATATTGGCGCAAATCGTTATCATCAACAAAACCAAAGATTGCTTGCAATCGCGCTTTTTGAAAAAGCTGCAATTCTAACGATGTGCCAATGCGGCCGGTTGGCTGCTTGCAAAACTTTTCTATGAAATCAATATGTTTTTTTGCAATTTCATAATCAAAATGGAACTCTTGCGGCGATGCATATTGATTTAGTAGCATATCCGAAATACGCTTCATTTTTTCGCATGCTGTGATCCTTCCGTCAACGATTCCACCGAAATATAATTCAAATTCCGTCAATGGTTTTTCCCACTAATGAAATCTAATAATTCATCGCCGCCGCTTCCGGATCCGTTTGGAAGAAGATCAACCAATTGTTTGATAACGCTTGAATAATTTTTAATCATGGTATTGTAGATTTCTACTTCCGAACACTTTTTCACGCCGAATTGATTCGCGCCGTTTTGGTATTCTTCTGTAAATCCCTTTTCTTTTATGATTTCCTGCAATTGATCAAGCGATTCGGCCATGAATGCCGCGTTTTCAATTAGTTTTTCCGCCGTTTTCTTCTTGCTATCCTCTATATCCTTGAATATCTTTTTAAGTTTGGATAACTCTTTCGATCTCTTTTTAACTTCACTCATGTTTTTACATCCTCCGACAAAATGCGCTAAATACTACACCCCCCACGCATGCGCCATGCGTGAAATTTGAAG